CATGGATATGTTGACGCAGCTGAGTTGATGCACCAAACCTCGTCCCATGTTCTGCCGTTTTGTAAACCTATTGCGAAATCAACTTGCGATATACCAAGTCCGACTAGAGCAATACTTTTGCCCTCTAAAGATTCTATTCTACTCATCAGCTCACATTAGAGCGAACTGAATCATACCTATACTCGTCGCGTGTACCACGACCTTCTGATGTGTTTTTCATTCTAGCTATCGCCTCCTTAAAACGCCCTTCTAACTGTGCGATAACGTCAGCAGGTTCTTTTAAAAAGATTGCACCCTCTACCAGCGAACCATACAGCAATGCATCGCTGTAGTCCGTCGATAAGAATGTCGTGCCAGAGTCGCTACCAGCAGTCAAAGAGACTGGTTTATGTAAATAATGAAGTTCAACCGTATAATCTGCATCAGGTATAGGCGAAACCTCAAAAGCCGCATCGTCAAATAAAGAATAATATTTAGGCGTACTTCTCGTAGTCCCAGATGAATATTCTTTAATAAATGACGGATGTTTAAAATCTAGATAATCGTATGTTGAAGAGCTTATTAAAGCCAAGCTCATCGGTGCATAAAAATCTGTTGGTGTAGCTAAAAAACGATTACCTGTAGTTAGAGTTCCTTGTACATTCTTTCTTTGTTCAGGCAGTTGTACAAAAGAAAATATACGATCCTCTGCCTCTTGTATGAAAGTCGGTAATTGTGTAGTAAACGTTGACTCAGATACCTCAAGATAATCTTGTATTGCTGTCTTTAATGTAGCTAATGTAAAACTCATGTCGTCACCGTAACTTCGCCAACACCAGAACTTACAGAAAAAGTTGTCAGCAAACTACCTAATTTCCCATCACCAACATTTGTATAAACCAAAAATTTAGAGTTGTCGTCTGCGGTGTCAGGTCTAGGATCTTTTACTGCTTGTGGGTCTACAGCAGATGGTTTTGGTTGCAATTGTGGATGTTTAGCATCCCATTGATCTGGACCTACTAACAAACCATCCCAAGTTTTACGCATTTCACGCAACTTATATCGAAAACCAGTAATATCGCAAATACCGTAAGAATTTTTACCAGATGCAAAAGCCATTATGCGTTATTGTAACTCCTTAGATTAGGTGTGATGTTAAATGATGCACGGTCTTCGTCTGTTGACAGTGCTCTTTGAAACTCCTCCTCGTATAAGCCTTTTAGTAAACCTGTTCTGTCTGGCGCCCGTTTCAATGACATGTAATAAGCTAATCCAGCAGCCAAACATGGATAAAACCTAAATGGCATATCTAATGTGTTAGCACCAGCATCCGCATCATCCATTCTTGTTAGCACATTCATGTGCACAACATAAGTGCTTGACTTATCAGGTGTAGGCCAAACCTTAATTGTTGGTGTTGTTTGTTTGTTGATAAAAAATTGATTAGGTTTACCAGTGCTAGATTTCGTAGTTATGTGTGAATATTCTGCCCTACTTAATCTTGTTAGCGGAAGATCTGTCGTCTCTGTGCCCACTGTTTCTCTAATAAACACATCCAGGACATCTATTGGAGCTGTTCCGTTAGTGCTGTCTACATTGTAAGTCTTAGTGTCTTTAACCATGGTCACAGTCTTTTCTGTGATGGTCCATTGGTTCAAGCCTCTATTCGCCCACTCAGCTAACATCAAATTAAGACTTCTGTTAGCAGACTTGAGATCATAGCCTGTGCGCATTT